CAAAATGATGTTCTAAGGGAACATATATTAGGATGGAAATCTTGGTCAGATGATCTGAAAGAAAAGTTTTCTTTTTGTATCATTGATGATTGTAGTGAAGAAAAAGCAACTGATGTATTATCTGATATTGATTTAAGTGATTTGAACTTATCAATCTACAGAGTTAAAGAAGATCTGATATGTAATATTGCAGGTGTTCGTAATCTTTCTGCACAAGAATGTAAAACAGAATGGATGGTAATTTTAGATATGGATACGATAGTGTCTGAAGAGTTAGCATCATCTATGATAGGTTTATGTAATTCACCATCAGGTATTTGTTATAAATTTAATCGTAGAGTTCCAAAAAATCCATATCACGAAAAGAATGGTCAACAGCACCCAGCTGTATGTTTATTAAAATTAGAAGATTATTGGAAAGTTGGTGGATGTGAAGAAGATCTTGTTGGACATTATGGTCAAACTGATCCTATATTTTGGTATCGAGCACAAGGTAAGTTGAATGTAAATGTTAGAATGGATATGTTTCTCGATTACATTCCAGAGGGTGAGGCAAAAATTAATAGAGATACAAGACATAATTTTAAATTGTTTGAATATAAAAGAAATACCAACAGTTGGTCAACCGATTTTGTAAGATTTGATTGGGAGAAAATTTATTAAATGAAAATTTTAGTTACAGGACACAAAGGTTTTATTGGTAGTTACGTCTTTAATCATTTAAAAACTATAGGACATCAAGTTAGTGGAATAGATTTTCCAGATGACATAGTTGATTTTGAAGGTGGTGATTATGATGTAATTATACATCTTGCTGCATTCGCAGCTCTAAGAGATAGTTTTGAAAATCCTGATAGATTTTGGGAAAACAATGTTGTAAAATCTATACCAATATTTGAGTTCTGTAAGAAGAAAGATATTCGTTTATTATATGCAAGTTCTGCTGGTGCTCACAGTTGGTGGCATAATCCTTATGGGATTACAAAAAAAGTAAATGAAATACAAGCACCACCAAATAGTGTCGGTATGAGATTCTTTAATGTGTGGGCAGAAGAAGGTAGTAGACACGATATGCTTTATCGAATGCTACAAGATGATACTGCAAAATATCTTACAAGACATAAAAGAGATTGGATTCACGTTAAAGATATTGCAAGAGCTATATGCTACTTGATACCTGATAATTTTAGAGGTATACTGGATATTGGAACTGGTAAGAATAACTCTGTTTTAGAACTAGCAGAAAAAATGGGTATGAGTCATCTTCCAATAAAAGAAGATACACCAGGTGAACCAGATTCATTATGTGCAGACATAACAATACTGAAATCTTTGGGTTGGTATCCCACTATAAACATTCTTGATTAGTATGGACAAAAACAAAGCAGCATATAAGTTAAAAGGTGTACCACCAGTTTATTGTATTAATTTAGATGGTGAACCAGAGAGATGGATGTATATGGAAACTCAATTTAAATATTGGGAGGTTGAAAACTATACACGCATCTCTGCATATGATGGTCGTGAAGATGATCTAAGTGATATAATAAAAGGAAAGTATCCAGATAATATGAATTCTGGTGAGGTTGGATGTGTGACATCTCATCTGAAGGCTATGAAAGAGTTTCTCAAAACAGATGAACCTTATGCTTTTATTATTGAAGACGATTGTGATTTTGATCCTGTAAGATATTGGTCATTTACTTGGAGAGATATTATGTCAAAGATTCCTTATGACTTTGATGTATTTCAAACTGCAATCATAAATCCTGGTGCATTGTTTATTAAGATACATAAGAGATTTGTAAATGATTTTTCTACTGCATCATATGTAATTACTCGACATCATGCAGAGAAACTTGTAAGATTACATTGTCGTGGTGACAAGTACAAATTAGATCAGGGGTCAAAACCAAGAGCAGTGGCAGATGATTTAATATACAATTCAGGAAATACTTATTCAATGCCATTGCTTCTATACAAGATCGAAATGGGATCATCTATACACGGTGATCACGTTGAAGTATTTCATCGTAGTAGTCATAATGGGCTTACAAATTTTTGGAAGAATGATTCAAATAAAATAGAAAACTGGGATGAAATATTTAATTATGATCCATATCTCGGTAGATTACCACCAGAAGATAAAAAATAGTTTGATTTCGTAACACTTGACACAATATTGATCCCGTGCTACACTAAATATCATTACAGAAGCAAAGGCCCGAAAGATCGTACCCTGCGTTGATGTAAAAATCTTATTGTCGAAAGATTTTCCATCCGCAGGATTTTTTCTTGCGAGATACTATAAAACAAAAATGTCTATTAAGTCTACAATCGCAGCAGTTGCTGCATCTCCATTCCTATTCGCAGGTGCTGCATTTGCAGGCCCATACGTCAATTTGGAAGCATCTGGTTCATATCCTGATGGTGCATACACATCTGGTGCTCTTGAAGCACAGGTTGGATACGAAGGAGCAACAGAATCAGGTATCGGTTGGTACGTGTCTGGTGGCCCAACAGTAACTCACACAGAGAGTTCTGATGAGTTTGGAGATGTTGAACTCATCGGTTATGTCGGTGGTTCATATGATAAGTTCTACGGTGAACTATCTGCAGTAACCAACGAAGACCTTGTTGATTGGGGTGCAAAAGCAGGTGTTAAGTTTACATTCTAGTCTTTAGTAACAACTTTATACGAGACTCCTTCGGGAGTCTTTTTTTATGTGTAGAAATAATAACAAGAAGTTTAAGAGAAGGTAAACGGTATACAAAGATACAGTTAAGGACTAATATATAAAAAGGTTTATTCTCAAAAACTAATGAAAGCATTCGCAGTTGCCCTGCTCGGTCTATTCGCACTGACCCCTGTAGCAGAAGCAAGAACAAGATTGAGTGGTGCAGGTGCATCATTTCCATCTAAAATCTATAGTCGTTGGTTTTACGATTTAGCAAAGGAGAAAGGGCCTAGAGTTAACTATCAAGCAGTTGGTTCGGGTTCTGGAAGAAAAGCATTTATTGATCAGACTGTAAACTTTGGTGCGTCTGATGATCCTATGAAACAAAAGGACATAGACAAAGTAACAAGAGGATTAGTTCAGATACCTATGACAGGTGGAACTATCGCATTTGGATACAATAATCCTGGTTGTGATCTAAAACTTACTCAACAGCAAGCAGTTGAAGTTGCGATGGGTATTATAGATAACTGGAAAGAACTTGGATGTGATGACCAGAAGTTAACTTGGGCACATCGTTCAGATGGTTCTGGAACAACTAAGGCATTTACAAATAGTATGCAAGCATTTTCAGAAACATGGACACTAGGTACAGGTAAGTCAGTTGCTTGGCCAGTTGGTGTTGGTGGTAAGGGTAACGCAGGAGTAGCAGGAGTAATTAAAAATACACCTGGTTCAATTGGATATGTAAATCAATCTTATATTGATGATGTTGTAAGACCTGCAGCATTGCAAAACAAGTTGGGTGATTTTGTATTACCATCTGTAGATGCAGGAGCAAAGGCACTTAATAGTATTGAACTTGATGAGAATCTTGCAGGGACAAATCCAAATCCAGAAGCAGAAGGAGCATATCCTATTGCAACTTTGACTTGGATACTTGCATATGAAACTGGTAACGGTAAGAATACAGATGCAATAAAGACAACTCTATCAACTCTATTGAGTGATGAGTATCAGGACAAAGCACCTAAGTTAGGATTTGTTCCTCTTAAAGGTGACATTCTTGAGAAAGCAAGAGCAGCAGTTGACAAGATCAGTAAATAGGTTTATAATATAAACGTATCGTAATTATTTTATGAGTGTAAGAATCGTACGAACAAGAAGTGGTGAAGATGTTATTTGTGATCTTTACGAAGTTACAACTAAAGAAGATCCAAGTAAAGCGGTAGCATTTCAACTTAACAATCCATATATTGTATGGTTGCAAGGAAAGAAAACCGAAGAACCTCAGATTCTTGTTGAAGATGATGCAGGTGACATTGTGAGTAAAATCAAAGATCCCGATATCTACTTCCAACCATGGGTTCCATTGTCTTCTAAAAAACAAATACTATTGAAACTAGAAGAAGTGGTAACCGCATATGAGACCTATCCAGAGGTCATCAATAAATACAACACATTAACGGAGGCAGATGGAGGAGACACAAATAAAACTCCTGCTGATGAATCAGCGGAGTGAATACCTTATTGGCAAGGTAACAGAGTTAGATGAAGAACCTAGTATTCTTATTGAAGGATGCTATGAAGTAACGGGAGAGGATACTCTTTCCCCGTTTCCAAAGTATAGTTCACAACGTGACGTTTTCTTGACATCAGATAACATCTTGAGTATACTAGATCCGACACCAAAACTGTTGGAAATCTACAATAAATTATGAGTTCTTTTTACACCAACATTCAACTAGCTGGTGACACTATTTTATATCGAGGGTATGAGAATGGAGAAGCGGTTCAATATCGCACATCCTTTTCTCCTACCCTTTATGTTTTGTCTAAGAAAAAAGAAAAGTTTAAGACACTAGATGGCAGAGATGTATCTCCTGTCAAATTTCATAATGCAAGAGAAGCAAGAGAGTTTATCAAACAGTATGAACATGTAGATAATTTTGAAGTTCATGGTTACGAAAGATTTGTTTATCAATTCATTCGTCAAGAGTATCCAGATGACGTTGACTATCATATCGATCAGATGAAAATCTATGCATTGGACATCGAGGTTCAATGTGAGAATGGATTCCCTGATGTAGAAGCAGCAGCAGAAGAAATGTTATCTATCACCATCAAAGATATGGTGACTAAAAAGTATTACAGTTGGACAACTAGAGAGTTTGATACACCAGATAATCTAGAGTTAAATGTCTCTTGGACAGAACAAGAGATGCTTACAAACTTTATTACATGGTGGGCAGAAAACACTCCAGACATTCTAACTGGTTGGAACGTTAACTTGTATGACGTGCCATACATTGCTCGTCGAGTCAATCGTATTCTCGGTGAGAAATGGATGAAAAGTTTATCCCCATGGAATCGTGCAAATGAAAGAGAAGTATACGTCCAAGGTAGGAGGAATTACGCTTATGATATCTCTGGTATTAATATCCTTGATTACCTCGACTTATATCGTAAGTTTACATACTCAAGTCAAGAGTCTTATAGACTCGATCACATTGCCTTTGTCGAACTCGGACAAAGAAAAGTAAATCATGACGAGTATGAAAACTTCAAAGACTTCTATACATCTGATTGGCAGAAGTTTATGGAATATAACATTCAAGACGTTGAGTTGATTGACCGTCTTGAAGATAAGATGAAGTTGCTAGAACTAGCAATTACAATGTCGTATGATGCCAAAGCAAACTTTGAAGATGTTTATAGTCAGGTTCGTATGTGGGATACGATGATCTATAATTATCTTACAGATAGACAAGTTGT